GTTGATTATAGACGTATTACCGAAAATCGTTATGTTGTTCTGTTGTCCCCCGTTGTTACTGGCGGGTTCCTGGCTGTTTTGGCCTGGTGGTTGCTCGGAAGTGAGAGACCTCTCACTCGTTGGAAACCGGATTCGTGTGAAGATGTGAATATTCTTGCTCGTCATGATGGCGTATTCCTTGCCAGGAATAAGGCCCGAGTGGAACATTTCGTCACTAACACGCAGTACGCTGAAATGCTGTCTTACCCTAGAATAAATTCTTCTGGTTGCCAAAAGCTCATCGGCAACACTGAGGTTACTCAATATGATCTTGCTGCGATCATGGAGATACTCCAGAAGAAGAGACCTACTTATTCTGTGAGAGCATTTGACGTACGAGAACCTAGGAGTTACAAGGCTGAATACACTGATGTATTTGATGATGATGCAAAGCCGAAAGGGCAGTGCATGTTCCCACCCATCATCAATGGCGGATTTATCGCCCAGTCTTGTAAATCAGACGATCTTGCCTGTTTAGAAGGTAGATTGTTCAAGCAACAACGACAGATCAAACCTGTTGGCCCGAAGTATTATCGTTATTTAGACGAGTACGCCGCTCTGGTATTCCCAGCTCCCGGAATACTGACCCCTTTGAATGAAGATGAGGTCCTTGCAGAAGCGTCTAGCGCACAACGTAAGAAGTACGAAAATGCTATCGACTCGCAGGGCGATTATGATCATAAAGCTTTCCAGAAGACCGAATTTTATGATTCTGTGAAAGATCCCCGTAATATCTCCGCTGTTGACCCCAAACATGTTGTTAAGATGACTAAGTTCACTAAACCTCTTAGCAAGCACCTTAAAGACAATGCTCATTGGTACATGTTTGGAAAGACTCCGGAAGAGTTAGCTCGCTGCGTCCGCCAAACATTAGATCATGGCGGTGATCCGCTTGTGGAAGGAGACTTTAGCAAGTATGATGGCACACAGTCGACATTTGTTGTCGACCTGAACACTGCCGTCATGCTTCGCGGTTATCCCCCGGAATATCATGATGAGATTCGTGCACTCAGGTACGATCTATCATATTCCACATTCCGCACTGAGCATAGACTTCGATATAACACTGAGGATTCACAGAAGAGTGGTTCTGCAACGACTAGTGTTGATAATACCACTTCTCATGGGTTTTGCCAGTATGCTCATTTCCGTGAATTAGGTTTCTCCCCAAAAGATGCCTATCTTCGCATTGGTCTTTGCGCCGGAGATGATGGTTTATTGCGTACTCCAAATCCTAAAGCCTATGAGACTACCTGTTCCGCCCTCAATTTCTCCCTTAAAAGCACCATCCGTGAGCCTAACGATCCTGTTAGTTTCCTAGGGAGAATTTGGACACATTGGGGGAAGGAGGAAAGCTTTTTTGACCCTTTTCGCGCGCTGAATAAGTTCCATTGTTCTGACAATTCAGATCGTCGCATGGATCGTAATGTTCTTGCCTGGAGGAAGGCGGCTGGGTATTTTGTAACTGATGCTGGTAACTTCATTGGCCACATAGCGTTCAAAATACTCAAGGTCACTGGTTCTGGCACCACAGAGACTGTTGAGAGGAGAGAATGGATGAAAGACATCCTCCCCGAAAACACTCGCATGACCACTGAAAATCTACTTGAGAGATTCAGCATCAGTGGTGCCGTTTTCCCCGTTCGCAGATCCGACCCCATCACTTGTAAGTATGAGGATGGGACATACGACGATGCTCTTCTCCACTTGTGTGGTCAGATCTCACGCCCCGTAGATCTGGTCATGAGCTGGTATCGCGGGTTCTTGTTAATTGAGGACTTGGATGATATTGGTCTGCTTCATGACATCCCAACTCCTGACACCGCCCCTATGACAGTTACTGTCGACGGTGTCACTATTGGGCCACCTATGGGTCCCGCGCCTGTTATTCCTGACGTTCAGGTGCCTGTTTGTCACTCTATGTTTACTAAGAGGACGTGCCCCCGTAG